CAGAGTGCAACTGGTGGTGTATGGGATGTGGATCAAGTTTATACTGATTGTACTACATGTTCTAGTTCAACTGCAGGCTTCCAATATTACTGTGTATTCTGTGACGGACAAACTAGTCCTTATTACTTTAACTCCAATATTGTTTTAACACTAAACGGACCAGCATATAAAGTCTTAAACGGATCTTTTGCAGGCAGATGTGTAAAACCTGTCCTAGCAAATCCAGGAGCTACTACCTTTGGTGATATAGATACTTCAATTTCATATACTGATTGTACTACATGTTTAGGTGTTACACAAAGTACATGTCATGATATATCTACTATAGGTACAGGTGGAGCAACAGGTCAATACCAAAGAGGAGGAGCAAGTTTCTCATGGGCATTAAGAGGAGGAAGTACAACTGTATGTGCAGATCCAGGTACAGTAACAGTTACAACTGGTACCGCACTAATAACAAACTTAGGTACAAACTGTGCCACTAACTCAGATTGCTAAAATTCAATCTAAACATTAATTATATTTCTTAGTATATGGCAGAGCAGGAAGTTAAAATAACATTTACCATTGACGGTATAGAAAAGGAAGTTAAGTCTGTTGAGGAACTTCAGAAAGAGATGAAAAATCTCGGTAAGGAGACTAAAGCAGTTGCTCAAGAAAACACTATCCTAGCAAAAGGTAAAGCAGCCTTTAATGATATGAAGAGTAGCATTAAGGGAGTCACTGCTGGCTTTAAAGGTTTGAAGGGAGCTATAATGGCAACCGGCTTAGGTGCTCTATTAATTGCAATTACCTCTTTAGTATCTTATTTTAAAAATAGTGAAGAAGGATCTCGTAAGTTAGCAATTGCGATGGAAGCCTTAGGAATCATTACTGGAAAGATAATGGACTTCTTCTCTAATTTAGGTGAGATGATCGTTTGGGCATTTACTAATCCTAAGGAGGCGTTAATGAACTTTGTAGATCTTATTAAGGAAAATATCATTAACAGATTTGAAGGCTTATTAGAACTCATACCACAATTAGGTAAAGCAATCAATGCACTGTTTAAAGGTAACTTTAAGGAAGCAGGTAAAATTGCAACAGATGCAGTTGGAAAGGTTGTCTTAGGAGTTGAGGATGTTACTGATAAAGTTGCTGATGCTACGGAATCTGTAATTGAGTTTGGTAAAACTGTTGTTAAAGAAGTTAAGGAAGCAGTTGCGGTTGCTACTTTATTAGTTGATCAATTCAGAGCAATAAGAAATGCTCAACAAGCACTCATTGTAGATAATGCATTGTTAAATAAAGAAATGGAAACTCAACAGAAAATTGCTGAGGATACCACAAGAGCATACGATGAGAGAAAAGAAGCATTAGAAAAAGTTGGAGAAGCTCAAGTAAAACTAGCAGAGAACCTTGCAAAACAAGCAAAGTTAGAAGAACAAAACTTACGCCTACAAATTAGTCAAGAATCTAATTATGAAAAGAGAGAGGAATTAGAAACTAGTTTAGCCGAAGCAATTGCAACTCGTATAGAAGCTGAAACTGCATTAGAGACAAGGAGATTAGATGCCGCTAGGATTACTGTTGAATTAGAACGTGAAGAACTAGAGAGAAAACAAGCTATTAGAGATAAGCTTGCTGAAATGGAGCTCGAGGATATTGAAAATGAATTTGTAAGAGCACAAGAAGAATTAGCTATTGCACAACAAAGAGACCTAGAAGAGTTAGAAAGACTAAAGGCTACTGAGGAAGAAAAGCAAAAGGTTAAAGAATTTTATGGAAAGAAAAGCGATAAGCTAAAAAAGGAACAAGCAAAATTTGAAGAGAATCTACAGAAACAAGTTACTGAAGCAAATCTACAAGTTGCAAGTGGAGCGTTAGGTGCTCTATCTAAACTCGTAGGAGAAAACACTGCTGCTGGTAAAGCTGCTGCAATTGCTGCCACTACAATTGATACTTACTTAGCTGCTCAAAAAGCATATACCTCACAACTTATACCAGGAGATCCTTCCAGTCCAATACGTGCTGCTATTGCCGCAGGTGTTGCTGTTGCTGGTGGTATTGCTAATGTTGCTGCAATCGTAAAAACTCCAACACCAGGTACTGGTGGCGGTGGAGGTGGAGGTAGTGTACCAACAAGACCAACTATTCCAGCATTTGATCCATCTATAGCATTAGAGGCAGGAGCCGGTGCAGATGCAGATCTAAATTCAGAAGTAACCTTAGAACAATCACAAGGTAGTGCAGGTGGAGTAATACGTGCATATGTGGTATCTGATGAAATGACAAGTCAGCAAGAGGCTACCGCTAAAATAAATGACCTAGCAAGATTATAACATTATGAAAAAAATAGTAGAACTTTTAATCGATTGGGAAAACCTTGAGTTTGATGACTTAGGAGTTGATGTAATGTCAATCGTAGATAAACCAGCAATTGGTGTAAACTTTTTAAAATTTGCTCATCAAGAATTTGTAGAACCTGAGAGTGGAGAATCCGAAGATGACTTTGTAAGCAGATGTATTCCTGTCTTAAAGGGAGAAGGTTACGATGATGATCAGGCTGCCGCAATTTGTTACAGTAGCTATATAGATCAAGACTTTAGAGAAAACCCAGATTGTCCTGATGGATTTGAACATAGAATGCCAGATGGAACTTATATGTGTGGTAAAGAACATAACTTTGAAACTTACAATGATTATCCTAAAGCAGCAAGAGAAAATGCACAAAGAGCAATTGATTACGCTAATGAGAATGGTTGGGGATCATGTGGAACTCCTGTAGGTAAAGCTCGTGCAAACCAATTAGCAAAAGGAGAAAATATATCAGAAGAAACAATTTCACGAATGGCTGCATTTGAACGCCACCGTAATAATCAGAAACCTTATAGTGAAGGCTGTGGTAAACTGATGTGGGATTCTTGGGGTGGTGATGAAGGAGTAGCATGGGCACAGAGAAAGCTCAAATCCATTAAACAACAAAAGATGGAAGAGGCAGTACTAAAATTAGCAAAGAAATACGGTGAGACTTTACCTATTGATGATACTGTTTATATAGATACTACTAAAACTGACTTTGTAAATGTTGGAGATTACTTAAAAGGTATCATTGGTTTAGATATTTTAGGTAAACAAGACCTAGATAATGAACCAGAGATTAAATATCGTTATACAGGCCCGATATCGTCCGATAGTCGTAACTTCTGCCGTGCAATGGTACGTTTAAACAAAATTTACACTAGAGATGAGATAAATGACATGGATACATCTATTAACACCGGGTTTAGACATGATGGACAACCTTATTCTATATTTGATTTTAAAGGTGGTGTTAATTGTGAACACTATTGGGAAGAACTAGAGGTATATAAAGAAGGTAGATCAACAGTTGTAATGAGTAAAGGTCGTGCAAGCGGTCAAGCCGGGAGAATAGCATCTGCGAGTAATAATTACTGGAGATATCCTGGTTCTTTCCAACAATTTGCCTTTAGTGAAGACGATGAACGTATAGTTGTAGGACCAGCTATGATTCCTGACCAATTAATCGTAAGACAAGATGAATTAGGTAAACCTTTTCACGTATTCTTCTCTAGAGACACAGTAAAAAAGATTGCAGAGAAGTTTTTCGAATATTCTAAGCAAAATAACACTGATATTAATCATGATGATGAGATAACTACTCAAAATACACTCTTAGAGTCATGGATAGTAGCTAATCCAGAGATGGATAAGGCAAAAGATCTAGGTTTTAATGTTCCAGAAGGTACATGGATGACTAGTTATAAGATAAATAACGATGAAACTTGGAATAAAATAAAGGCTGGAGAACTAAATGGTTATTCAATAGCCGGAAACTTTATAGAAAAAGCAACTCAAAGATAATGACAAACGAATTAAAAGATTCAATCGCAGTAGGTTCTACTATTGCAGGTGGAGGATTAGCAGTAATGGGACTAAATGAATGGCTAACTTTAGCTTTATTAGTTACCGGTGTTATATTAAACGTGGTAAGGATACTTGAACTACGTAAGTCTAAGAAGAATAAAGACAGCTAGACGCACTTTTGTCAATTCGACACGGATATATATTTCAAATTGTCTGGATACACTGGACAAGTTATAACAAAAAACACTTTAAAACACTATGAACGTAAACGAAGCAATTTCAAAGCTCAGAGTTATGCTAGGAGCACCTACGGACACAGTTGTTAAAATGGAGGAAGAGGTTATAAAGGAAGAAACTAAAATCAAAATGGCGGAAGCTACTTTGATTGACGGAACTGAAGTTTACACTGAAGGCGAAATACAAGCGGGAGCAATCCTTTTTGTAAGAGCTGGAGAAGGCGCTTCAGAAGATCCTTTTGCACCTGCTGGAAAACATGAGACAACTAGTGGCTTGATCATAACTGTTGGTGAAAGTGGTGAAATCACAAATGTAGAAAAAGGTGGTAGCGAAGAAACAGTTCGTGAAGCAGAAGATACATTTGAAGAGATTGAAGAAAAGAAAGAAGTTATCAAAGAATTTGATGCTGAAGGACTTTTGGATGCTCTGATGGAAGCTCTTAAACCTTATACAGATGAGGTCAAAGAAATGAAAGAAAAATTAACAGTTCTTTCTGAAAGATTTGAAGCGGTAGCCGATGAGCCCGCAGGAAAAAAGGTACGCAACACCTTCTCAGAAAACCTTGCAACAAAACAAACCAACGCTGAAGCGAGATTATCAAGATTAATTGAAATCCGTCAAGCAAAAAAGTAACCCTAAAAAAACAATAAACAATTATGGCTTTTGATTTAACAGCGCTAACTGCCTATACTGACGAAACTTCATTGGACCTTATTGCTAAAGTAGTATTAAATACTGACTTGATGGAATATGTTGACATTAGAAGTGGTTTGAGTGCAGGTACTGTAGCAATTAATTTAATGGATGGTGACTTAAATGTCGCTGACTTAGCTTGTGGATGGAATCCTTCAGGCGATGTAGCTTTTTCTCAGGTAGATATTACTATCAGAGATAAGCAAGTAAAAATGGACCTATGTCCAGAAGATCTAAGATCTTACTGGTTGTCTCAGAGAATGTCTGCAGGCGCAAACCAGGAATCAGTTCCTTTTGAGGAAGTGATCGCAGATTACTATGTAAAGAGAATATCTAAGTACAACGAAGCTTACCTAATCGATGGTGACGGAACTGGAACAGGTATCAAGGACCAAGTAACGGTTGCATTAGGAGCTAACGCTTCTGCTAACCCACTTGCATGGACTTTAACTAACGCTGTAGAGCAAGCATTAAATATCTTTGATGCAGTTGCTGAAGCTAGTAAAGATAGAGATGATTTAATTATGATCGTATCTCCTGCTAACTTTAACACTTTACGTAGAGCATTAGTTGCACAAAACTATTACCACTATGACCAAGGTGACGGAAGATCTTTCGAATTACCAGGTGCAAACATTAAAGTAGTAAAGACTTCAGGTTTAACTGGATCTGACTATGTATGTGCAGGACCTGCTTCAATGATCGTTGCTGGTACAGGTTTAGAGGATGATGCTTCAACAGTACAGTTCTTTT